TGGCTGCTGGTCGCCGACATCACCCTCGGCACCGATGGCTCGGCCCGCGCCGACCTGCGCAGTGAGCTGCTCGGTGCCTTCAACCTGCCCGCCAACAGCGCGCTCACCATCGAGACGCTGGTGCTGGGCTGGGACACCGCCACAAGCCTGGCCGCCGCCGAAGTGGGCGCGGAAGAGGAGACCGACCCGGAACTGCGGGCGCGCTTCTACCGCAGCCGCTCCCGCCCCGCGCAGAACAGCCTCGACGGCCTGGTGGCGGCGCTGCTGCAACTGGCCGACGTGCGCCAGGTGGTCGGGCTGGAAAATACTGGCTCCACCGCGGACGCCGACGGCGTGCCGGGCCACAGCCTCAACCTCATCGTCGATGGCGGCGAGGAGCAGGCCATCGCCCAGGCGATCTTCCTGCGCAAACCCGCCGGCACTGGCCTCATGGGGCAGCAATCGCGCACCGTGGTGGACGGGCAGGGCGTCAATCGCCTGATCCGCTTCGACCGCCCGGCGATGGTCGACTGCAAGGCTTTCGTCCAGCTGCGCCGGGACGCCGAGTTCACCGCCATCGACGTCGCCGCGATCAAGGCCCAGCTGGCTCAGCTGGATTTCCGCATCGGCCAGGACGTGCAGCTCTCCCGGCTCTACAGCCCGATCAACACGGTACAGGGCTTCTGGGTCGAGCAGCTGAAGATCGGCCGCCGCAGCGGCGCCCTGGCGGCGGACAACATCGTCATCGGCGTCCGTGAACGGGCCCGCTTCGCCCAGGCTGACATCGAAGTGGTGGTGCTATGAGCTACGACCGCCTGCTGATCTGGCAGTACCAGGGCAAGCCCCGGGCCGCCGCCACCGCCGAACTGCTCTCGCGACAGTTTGGCGATACCTGGCAAGGGCTGGCGGCGCTCCCTGAAACACTGGACATCGACAACGCCGAAGGCGTGAACCTCGACCTGGTCGGCAAGCATGTCGGCCAGGGCCGTGTACTGCCCGGCCTGGCGCCGCGCAGCCTGTTCGGCTTTCACGAGGTGGCCGGCGCCAAGGGCTTCGGCAAGGGCAAGTGGTACCGCATGGGCGACCCGCTGGGTGAGTCGGCGGTGCTCGATGATGACGACTACCGCTTCCTCATCCGCTGCCGCATCGCCCGCAACTACCAGCTCGGCACCATCGAAGACATCAGCGCGGCGCTGCGCTTCATCTTCAACAGCGAAACGGTGGTCTTCGACCAGTACGACATGAGCCTGACCGTGGTCATCCGCACCGACCAGGTCAGCGACTTCAAGCGCTACGCGCTGAACACCCTGGACATCCTGCCGCGCCCGGCCGGTGTCCGCATCCAGTTCTACGTCGCAGTGCCCCAGCGGGCATTCGGCTTCCGTGGCGCCCCCGGCGCCCTCGGCTTCAACCAAGGAAAATTCGCGAGGTTCCTATGACGCAATACACCCGTCCCGACGAACTGGTATTCGCTTCCGGCGCCAAGCCGGGCGAGCTCCAGAGCTTCCCCGACATCCCCCGCGGCTGGGGTGTGACCTTCGACCAGACCACCGGCGTTCCGCCGATGGAATGGTTCAACGCCCTGTTCAAGCGCAGCGATGAAGCCGTGCGCTACCTGCTGCAACGCGGCATCGGCGAGTGGTCCACCAGCGAGGACTACCCGACCGGCGCCCATGTGCAGGAGGGTGGCAAGGTGTGGAAGGCGAAGGTGGCGAACGTTGGGAAGCGTCCGTCCCTCGACACCGGCGAGTGGATCGAGGCGGCGCTGACTACTGATGCTGTTAATACATTGATCCAGGAACAACTGGGGGGTATCGGCATCAAGGGACGGGTGCGTGCGGCTAGTACCGCGAATCTCAACCTCAGCGGCTTGCAGGTAGTCGACGGAGTCAATCTGGTGGCGGGCGATCGTGTGCTGGTGAAAAGCCAGGCCACTGGCAAGGACAACGGTATCTATGTTGTCACCACCGGCGCTTGGAGCCGCGCCACCGACGCCGACACCGCCGCCGAGATGACTCCGGGCCTGATGGTGGCGGTGGAGCAGGGCAGCAGCCAGGCAGACAGCCTCTGGCAGCTGGTAACTGATGGCCCTATCAGCCTCGGCACCACGGCGCTTGGCTTCGAGATGGTATTCGGCCGTAACCTGGTCACCGCTGGCAGCTATGACATTGTCACGGTGAACAATCGTGGCCAGGTGGTCGGCGGTGCGCCGCGGCAGGTGGTCACGCTCAGCACGGACACCACGCTGGTTGCCAGCCAGATGAGCCTGGTGGTGATCGATGCCAGCGCGGCGGCGCGCACCATTACACTGCCCGCTTCCAATCCTGCCTTGGGTGTCGTGGATGTGATCGTTCGCCGCCAGGACAACAGTGGCAACCGCTTGGTGGTGCAAGCCGCGAGTGGTGACCGAGTGCGTTTCCACACCCACCTCAACAGCGCGGGTTACTCCTTCTTCGTGCTGATGGGCGCGGGGGATTACTGGCACCTGCGCAGTGACGGTGCAGGTGGCTGGTATCCGTTGGATCGGTTGGATAACACACCGCTGGGGCGGCCGGTATTCGATACCAGCTCGATGGTCCTGCCTGGCGGTTATGGGCTCATGAATGGCAGCCTGGTAAGTCGGAGTCTCTGGCCGTGGCTCTGGGACCATGCGCAGCAGTCGGGAATGCTGGTGAACGAGTCGGCTCGCGCGGGAATGGAAGGGTGTTGGACCAGCGGGGATGGCACTAACAACCTCCGTATTCCTGAAGTGCGTGGTGAGTTTCTCCGGGCGCTTGATGAGGGGCGTGGAATTGATGCGTCGCGAACTGCAGGCGCTCTGCAGCTCGATGCCATTCGGAACATCACGGGTTGGGGTGGATCGACGGTCGCCTACGGCTTCTCTGGTGCCTTCTATCCAGCGGCCGGTCGCCCAGCCCTTGGAGGTGGGGGATCGGCACTGTCGGATGCGATGTTTGATGCGTCCCGCGTGGTTCCGACCGCGTCGGAAAACCGCCCTCGCAACATTGCCTACCCGGCTCGAATCAAATTGATCTGAGATTCCTATGACCGCTTATTTGACTGATAGCGTTGGTGCTTTTCTCGCTCCTGTTGGGCTTCCATGCGTTCCTGGTATCGGTATTCAGATACCTGCCAATGTCGTTGAGGTAAGTGAAGTTCTGCCTCCGCCTGCCGAAGGGTGTGTGTGGGCTTTAGAGGGAGGAAAGCCTGCCCAGGTGATTGATCACCGAGGCACGGTCTTCGACACGAAAACCGGTGAGCCCCTGGAGTACGGTGTTCTTGGTGAATTGCCCACCGGGTTGGTATCCATACCTCGACCTAGTGCTTTGCACCGATGGCTAAATGGGCAATGGCAGCTGGACGAAAAACTGAAATTGGAACAGCTGATCAACCTGGAGCGCGAGTGGCGAGATATGGAAATTCGCCGAACCGATGATCTTGTGATACGTCATCGCGACGAGCTGGAGTTAGAGGAGAGCTCTACGTTGAATGCCGAGCAGTATCGGGCGTTGCAGGTATATCGCCTTGATCTTCGACATTGGCCTCAGAGCCCCGACTTCCCGAGGCGGGAACAGCGACCTCGCGCTCCCGCTTGATTGACATTTTGATATCGACTGACGGCCCGCATCCTGCGGGCCGTTTTTTTTACTTACCAATTCCTTGCCGGTCTTCGTCCAGGCCGTGGGGTTCATTGATTGGTACTTGGTGGGGTATCTGACCACTTTTATTTTCGGGCGGCAGGCCGGCTCCTCAAGTGGGCGGCGTCGTTCAGCTACCAGGTGATATGCCGGGTGGATCTCTAACAATGAATTGAACGAGGTTATATCCATGACTCAATACAATCGCCCTAACGAGACGGTCTTTGCTTCGGGTGCAAAGCCAGGAGAGTTGGAAAGCTTCCCCGATATCACTCGAGGTTGGGGTATCACCTTCGATCAAACCGACGGCATTCCGCCGATGGAGTGGTTCAACACCCTGTTCAAGCGCGGCGATGAAGGCCTGCGCTATCTGCTGCAGCGTGGTATTGCCGAGTGGTCCACCAACGAGGATTACCCCGTGGACGCTCACGCCCAGGAGGGCGGCAAGGTCTGGAAGGCGAAGGTGGGCAACCAGGGGAAGCGGCCGTCCCTCAACCCGACCGAGTGGGTCGAGACGGCGCTGACCCGAGAGGCTCTGAAAACGCTGATCCAGGAGCAACTGGGTGGCGGCACCATCAACTTCGGCCAGTGGCAGTGGAGCAGTGCCACCTCCGGTGGCGTCGCCAACGGTTACCTGGCGCTGAACACCACCAACCCAGCCGACGCCACATCGTTGCTGATCGCCAAGTCCAGCGCCGAAGGCCTGGACTACAGCCGCATAGTGGCCCTCTTGCGGGCTGGCGACACCCTTTGTATCCAGAGCCGCTCAGGCGGCACGGTCGCTCACCGCTTCCGTGTCACCGGGGATCTTGTGGACAGCGGGACCTATCGCTCGGTGCCGGTGGTTTACGTCAGTGGCGCCGGAGGTACGCCGACGGCCAATGCGCAGCTTCAGGTACTGATGACACCGGCTGGCGGTACCGTTCCTGCGGCAAGCACGACGGATTCGCAAACGGACTTCAATGCGGTAACTGAACCAGGTTGGTATCCCAAGCTGCTCGGAGGACCTGCCGGATCCAGGAATGCCAACCACCCCGATGGCCAGGCAAGCATGCTGAAGGGCAGCGGGGTAACCAACTACTACTGGCTACTGACTGCCCGCTATGCCGCGAACCTGATTCAGGTTGCATTGCCCTATGTGAGCAGTGCCGACGTTTCGCTGGTGACGATGAAGTTTCGCCTTCTTGGTGGAGGCATCTGGTCGCCTTGGCGCTCGGTTTTGCATTCAGACAACACAATGGGAACCGGTTTGCCCGCTGCTTCTGTCATGTGGTGGTCGTTCCGCAACTCTATTCCTGCGGGTTGGGCGCCGGCGGATGGACAGTTGCTGAGTCGGGCTCTCTATCCCGATGTCTGGGCAGCCGTCAGTGAAGGGAAGCTGCCCAAAGCGACCGAGGTACTCTGGAATAGCGATCCGTCGCAGCGAGGCATGTTCACCGAGGGTGATGGGAGTACGACGTTCCGCATGCCGGACTACAACGGCAAGGCGGCGGGGTCGATTGGTGCAGTACTTCTGCGCGGCGATGGTGCCATGTCAGCTGGTACTGCCGGTTTGATTCAACGTGATGCCTTGCAAAACATTACTGGCTATCTGGGGGGGACCCGTCTTGATGCTCCAGCGAGTGCGCCCACTGGTGCGTTTGCTGCAGGCACGACCGCAGGAAACTTCAATGCTGGCGGCGGGCAACTTGTAAACGTCGACTTCGACGCGTCCCGTGTGGCACGGGCAGCGACGGAAACCCGCCCTCTAAACGTGACTGGCTGCTGGATCATCAGGATGGGCGGCGGAATAGCCAACCCCGGCACTATTGACGCGGCTGCGCTTTCCACAACCTATGCGTCGTTGGTCGCGCGTGTCGAAGCTCTTGAGGCGCGTCCTCGCACTCTGGGCGATGGCCAGTCTTGGCAGGACGTAACTGCCAGCCGTTCTGCTGGTGTCACGTACACGAATACCAGTGGGCGGCCCAAGTTCGTAAGTGTGTTCGCCGCAAACGGCGCAGCTACACGTGGCCTTCACGTAGGCGGGCTATTGGTTGCGCAACTGACACCTATATCAAGTGGAACCATTTCCTCCACCGTGTATGCCATCGTTCCAAATGGCGTTAGTTACTCGCTAACAGCAGGCGCAAGTATCAATACTTGGATGGAGCTGGGCTAATGAAGTATTTTCGCGATGCCAGGGCGCCGAAGTATTCGCTTACGAAAAGTGCTGCCTCTGATGCAGCATCCAGATGCCGAATCAGGGAGAGCTGTTTTAGCGTCTGATTTAGTGCCTGTTTCCGGCCCGCCTTCTGCGGGCCGTTCTCTTCACTGACCGATCGTTGTCGGCTTGTATTGAGAATATGGAGTTCGTCGATTCGTTTTCGGTGGGGTGACTGACCACCTTTATTTCCGAGCGGCAGACCTAACCCGCAAGAGGGGAAGCACCGCTCAACCACCCGGCCTATTGCCGGTGGTTTTCTAGCAAACGAATCGAACGAGGTTTTATCCATGACTCAATACAATCGCCCCAACGAGACGGTCTTCGCCTCGGGGGCCAAGCCTGGGGAGCTGGAAAGCTTCCCTGATATCGCCCGTGGTTGGGGCGTTGCTTTCGACCAGACTGACGGCATTCCGCCGATGGAGTGGTTCAACTCGCTGTTCAAACGCAGTGATGAGGCAGTGCGTTATCTATTGCAGCGCGGAATTTCCGAATGGTCCGCTACCGAAGATTATCCTGTTGGTGCCTATGTTCAAGAGAGTGGGAAACTCTGGCGCTGTATCGCTGCAAATACCGCAAAGCGGCCGACCTTGAATGCGGCTTTTTGGGATGCGTTGAAAGTTACCAAAAGTGAATTGGACGAGGCCTATGCTTCCCAGGCTCATACCCACAGTTTCAGCTCCATCACCAATAAGCCAACGTCCGTAGATGGTTATGGTATTCAGGACGGTGTGACCTTCAAAAGTATCGGACTGCCTTTCCACGCCCTTTCGCTTCCGGTGGTTGCTACTGACGATGGCCGTGTCTTGCTTACCGCACAGGCCGCAACAGGGGCGGGAGGCAAGGTTGTGATTCCAGCGGGGCTTTCCCTGAGTCTTGCGGCGGAAGTCGATAGCACTAAAACCGGAATCCCAAGGACGTTCTTGACCGTTGCATGGAGCAGCCCCGACCTTGCCGTTAACTCGGAGTACTTCCTGCGCGCACAGGTTATCAATAGTCTCCTGTCGATCTACGTTCAGAAGGGAAAGTTGAGCGATACGACTCCTGTTTCACTGAAGGGAACTGCAAACGCCGAGTCCGGTGGTGGATTTCCGTCCACAGTGCTGGATGTCTGCCTGGCTCGTATTGTTACCGGTGCAGCGGGAAGTGTTCCGCTGGTTCAGCGTATCTATCACCGGAAAAGCTCAAGTTGGACTGTCTCGTTGAACGGTACCGGTACGCTGTATTTGCCTATGGATCCCCATGTTAAAACGGCATCGGGGAGTGCCAGTTGTCTGATGCCGCCTGAAAGTGGCTTGGCATATATTATTTTTTCTGGCTCCGGTTGGGCCGGGACCTCTAGTGTCTATGGTGTTCCGGGAAATACAGCGGTAACTACTGAAGGATTCTGGAATAGTTCTACTCCGATGATCTTGTCCAGTAATGGTGCGGTGGGTGATGTCTTCCAGTCATCGATCAATGCTGGGTTTGAGCATGCCAGTGCGCGATCAATGTGGCAGTCCTATCAGGTAGAACACACCTATGGGTCTCAAGTTGCATCCAGTGATGAGCTATTGCTGAGTATGGGTATAAAAGCTCTGCAGAGTTCTGACTACGAAAATGGGATAGCAGTCAGCTATTCCAATTGCACAAACGCTGTTTTCACCTGGAGTGTGTACAAATGAAGGTGATTGAAGGATTTCATGTTTATGGCGATGAGCTACGTGTACCGAGTCCATCCGAGTGCCACCGTTGGCAAGACGGTGAATGGGTGCTTGATAACGCGCTGGTCGTAGCTGCCAAAGAAAGACGCCTAAGCAAACTCTGTGAGGCGATAGATCGTGCCGGTAACTCGGTACTCGAGAGCGTGGTCGGTAGCCCCCTGCGTTTGGCCGAGTATGAGGTCGCTGCAACGGAGGCGCGAGCATTCAAGTCGGCTGGCTACCCGACCGATTCTGTACCTCGCTCGGTAAGCGCATGGTCAATCGAAGGGCGTAATCCCGAGCAGGCCGCCAACGAAATCATCGAGAAGGCGCAACGAGGTGAAATGACTATTCATGCTTTGCGTGAAATCAGGCTTGTGAGCAAGTCGAAGGTACGCCAGGCAATGGCAGATGGTCGTGAGGATGAGGCGAAGCTTCATGTGAAGCAGGCCATTGAAGACATGTCTCGAGTGTGAGTTCAGATTGGTGCGCCTATGACAGTGAATGCACTTGACCGATTGAGTGGGGCCTTTAGTGCCCTGAATACAAACGCCCGCCCCGAAGCGGGCGTTTTCATTTCTGCCCTCGAACAGGCATTGCTGCGCTTCTCCATCACCAGCCCCACCCGCCAATCCGCCTTCCTGGCCCAGTGCGCCCATGAGTCCGCCGGCTTCTCCCGCTTCGCGGAGAACCTCAACTACAGCGCTTTGGGGTTGGCGGCTACCTGGCCGGGGCGGTTCCGTGGTGCCGATGGGCAGCCCAATGCGTTGGCGCTGGCTTATCAGCGGCGGCCGGCTGTAATCGCCAGCTACGTCTATGCCAATCGCATGGGCAATGGCGATGAGGCGTCTGGTGATGGCTGGCGCTTCCGTGGGCGGGGTCTGTTGCAGATCACCGGGCGCGGGATGTATCAGCGTTGCGGTGATGCTTTGGGGCTGCCGCTGCTGGAGCAACCGGATCTGCTGCTGCAGCCGGAGCAGGCGGTGTTGTCCGCTGCCTGGTTCTGGCAATCCAATGGTTTGAATGCACTGGCCGATGCCGGGGATTTCGAAGCCATCACCCGCCGTATCAACGGTGGGCTGAATGGCCTGGCAGAGCGCAAAGCGCTCTGGCTGAAGGCCCGGGAGGCGCTGGAATGAACCGGCTTGCTTCCTGGAAGTGGCTGGCGTTGCTGCTGATGGCGACGCTGTTGATTGGGCTGGGGGCCTGGTGTTCCGCCCGCGTTTACCGCCCGCAACTGGAGGAGCTGAGGCAACAGCTGGCCGAGTCCCGTCGTGGCGCCGAAGCCAGCCTGCTGGTGCTGCAAAAGCAGAATGCTGCCATGGTCGAGCTCGAGGCTCGTGCCGCGGAGAGAGCTCGCCAGGGTGAGTTGCTCCAGGCGCGGGCCAACCAGGCTGCGCGACAAGACTACGCGGCGGCGGCCCGGGTGATGCTGGAGCCGTCGCCGGCGGGCGTTGATGCCTGCGAGGCGGCGCGCCGGGCATTTGCCGAAGAGCTTCGCCAGGAGCGTGCGCCATGAGAGTCGTCTGGCTGCTGCCGTTTGCGCTGTTATCCGGCTGCTCCACCGGGATGCAGCCTGCCCCTGAACTGATCGAGGTCAAGGTGCCGGTGCTGGTCGCCTGCAAGGCGGTCGCTCCTGCGGTGCCGGCGTTTGCAGTCGAATTGCTGACGTTGGATGCAACGATCGACCAACAGATGAAAGCCCTGCGTGCCGAGCGTTTGCAACGCATCGGCTACGAGCGTGAGCTATTGGCCGCGCTCCAGGCCTGTCGCTGAGTACGACGGGCCTCTTCCCTCCTTTCGGGCGCTGATTCAGCGCCCGCCTTTTACGCAGTCATGCTCGTCGAATGTGACGAGCTGGCTGCGTCCTTTTCCCTTCTTCGCGACATAGTGATAGCGGGTCTGGCCATTGGTGTTGCTGACCTTGTCGGGCTTGCCCAGCATGCTTTCCACATCGCGCCGGGTCATGCCCGTCCTCACCTGTTTGCGCAACATCGCCTGGCGTCGCTCCTGGCCGACGATGCGGTTGCCGCAACCATCCTGCCTTTCCCCCACTACTTCTATTTCCCTGGGTTTCTCGGCCTGTTCCTTCCGTGCGTTTCGCGTTATCCGTTCGATCTTTGCCGGTGGCAGCAATGCCGGGCTGTCTTGCATGGCCTCGACTCGTTCCCGCACCTCCACCAATTCGTCGTCCGGGCAACCCAGCTGGGTGAAGGTGACATGCCCGTGCGCGTCCTCGCATCGGTAGATGGAGGCCTCCAGCGGCGGGCTTTCGAGCGCGATGTAGAGCAGAAGGGGCAGGGTGCAGAGCGATGTGCGCAT